TGAACGACGTGCAAAGGAACCTGTAAGTCGTATTCGCAGTAAGGGCAATAGGCGTCGTGAACGTTATGCGGTGAGCGTATGCCGTCTTGCCGTCAATCGTGTATTGTGCACCCAGGTCTGTAACGGTGTTGGAATTTCCAGACAAGTTAGTCGAGTAGTCGGAGTTAAAGACGCAATTTCCAGGTTCCCATCCTTGTGCAGTCGCCATTGAGTCAATCCACTCGATTGCTGTGATTGTCACATTTATCAACGGGGTAACATCACGGAATCCGCTATTTGCGCTTGTCGCCGAGAAGTTAGGCAAGTCGCTTGCAAGGATGCCGCCACGTGGGAGCTTGCTGTCGCCGAGCGTTTCAAAAGGCACGGTCGGGATGACTGGCGTGCTGTACTTGCCGTTTCGAATCTGCATGTAAAAACGAGGTGATGTCCAACGCTCGTTGTAGCCCCCAACCCAAGGGCCGATATAATATTGATAGTACGGGTCTTGACCAGGTATCTGGATGATTTGATAATGGTTTAGCGTCGTGGTCGGGTCATCCATGTCAAGTTCGACACCTTGCCATGTGATGTTCTCCGTGGCACAAGAAAGTCGCGGTGTAGCTGGAACAGATGCGTTACCGTAGTTAGGCGCACCAGCCAAAAACAGTCCGTTGACGAATGCGGTTGACGGCAAGTAAAGAGCCGCGTAATACACTCTGTCGGAACGCAATTCGCTGATAGACGGATTGCGGTTTTTCAAGGCAAATTCGTTCACGCCTTGCTGCACATTGACAGGGCCTGTGTCGCCAACATAGGTGCTAGAACCAGATTCCTCATCAGACTGAGGGTATGAATATTCGTATAGGGCCAGCATGATTTTATGCGCAAATGACTGCTGTGCATAGATGCCGAACAGAGTCGGCTCATTCGCGTCTTCGGTAACGGTACGGATGTCGTGGTTAATCGGGATTGTGAAAGCCTGGTAGAGCATGCAAGCACCGTTTGCCGTCATCCAGTTGCTGGAATCGGCGAAGTCGTACACTTGCGAGATGTTAGGCATGTCAAAGTTTGTTGTGATTTGGGTGTCCAAATCCTTTTTCAGCTTATTGACCGTATCAACAACATCAGACACATCGCTATCGACGGTGATGACCTTGATGCCGCCATCGTCAGTAATGGCAAGACCGTCGCCAACCTTGACCTCTAACGCACCGTCGCCATCAAGACCTAGACCGTCTCCATACTTTACCGATATTTCATCGTTTGTGATGTCAATTGCGTCACCTGCATTGTAACTTGAAGAACCTCCTCCTACTGCGACAAGCGGGTCCCCTGCAACTCCTGAACCAGTGATGGTAACACCGTCTGTGACCACCGAGGAAATTTTGTTGTCAATATCGTCCTTAACCGAAGTCGCAAGCTGTTGGCGACCGATTGAACCATCTGCTACACCGAGCGGACTTGCGCTTGTTCCAGCACCAGTGAGCGTTGTATCCGACCGCACGTCAGCTTCTATGACGTTCTCTCTAATACTGATGCCGCAACCGTTATAGGTTAGTAAAGGCTTTTGGAACGGTGCGCCGACAACAGACAGCGGCGATTCTGCCGTGCCATCGCCTGAAAGCGTTTCGTCGGTGAAAATGTCGAACGAACCACCAGAACTCTGTCCACGCCCAACGATGGTGTGAACGGATACGTTTGTAATCTGTGCAGTCATTCCTTCAAGGTCGAAACCATCCAGGTCCATACCGCTGATGGCAAACGAGATTCTGTCGCCGTTGTGCTGAATCTCATAGTCGGCTGCGAGAATAAGCCATTCTGAGTGCGGGAACGAGAGGTCGAAAGCCACTCTATCATAGCAGTCGGGGCCGCTTACGGTAAGCTCTGCAACGCGGTTTCTAGGAGTTCCAAGCCAGTCGATTTTCACTGTCGCGACATAGTGATACCAGCGTTTTTTGCAAACAATGCGTGAGCCTACGAGAGCGATATCGGTGCCAGTAAGATTTATTGGTTCTGACGTGAAGATGAACGGACCGTTTGCAGTCCTGGCCTCCGACTGCGTTACAATCGCGCTAGGAACAGCGTCGGCAACGCTGAGGTCAACAGTGTCGCCAACGCGGGTGATAACCACTGAGCCATCAGTTGACGTGATTACGGTGCCACTGCCGCTTCCAGCGCCTCCGCCTACTGCAACGTTAAGGCGAGACCACTGTTCAACATAGTTGGCATCCTCGCAGTACACATCGTATAGGTTCGCATCGTCGGCAATGAGGATGCACATGCCCTTAGCGTCAAGGATAACCTCGGCTGGGTTCAGGTCCCCCGTCCAGTCCTTATGTGTGATATAGGGAATTTGTGTGCCATGGCGATACACGCGAATACGTCCGCCTACGAGCGGTTTTCCGTTAACGTCCACTACCTGGATTACAGGTGAAATCAAGTACCCAAGAGCCATTCAAAACCTCCTGCTTCTGTGGAGAAATTAGGCCGTGGGCCTCCGTGGCCTTGTCGGATTTTCTGGCAAAACGCTCGACATATAAACAAAAGGAGGAGGATAGATATGAAGGACAATACCAATAAGAGACATCGCCGTGACATCTACAAGAACCGCTTTGACGAGGGTTTCGACATCAACAGGGATATCGACCTTGGACACCTTAGGGAACTCATGGCCACCGAGGAAATCAAGGACAGCGAGTACAACTATTACGGCCTGTACATCAAGAACATCATCAAGATAATGCTCAACTCTGGCCATTTCAGGGGTTACGACGAAGACGTAAAGGAAGACCTCGAAGCCGAGGCCACGATAGACATGCTGAAAGCTAGGACGAAGTTCAACGGCGAGAAATACCCACAGGCCACTGCACCTTTTAATTACCTATATCGAATAGGTTTCCACTCGTTTCAACATGTGCTTTCAAACTACTACAAGATGCAGTGCAAGATGGTCCCTGCATCGCGTGTCGGCTCAGGCTCGTTCGTCATGGACTCCTCGGACGAATTCACCGAGGATATCCTTGAAAAAGCCGTCACCGACTGGGATGCAATCGCAGACAACCTTAGTGCAAGCTAGTTTAACTTATACCGCAGGTGAATGCTTGCGTTGTATCTAGTCGGGTCGTCCCTCGTATTCAATGTCACGTAGTACAGGGTAGAGCGATGACGGTCAATGTCGTCGTTTCCGTAATACCTGGATTCTGTGTATGAATAGCGAAGAGGCTGAACACAGGTCAACTCGGCCCTTGTAGCAGTCGGGCTTGAAAGCCTAGCTTCTACAAGCGGAGAGCCAACATCAAAGCTATGGCAATACAGCCCATAAGAATCCGTACGGATAAACGAACGAACTTCGGCGTTTATGACGTTTACATACGGCCTGCCGTTTCCAAGCGCTTTCAGGCGGAATACGTTTCCAGTCACCAGCGGGAATGAGGCGAAGTTGATTACCCAGTAGATACTTGTTGCAATCTCTTGTTCCGAACCGCCTCTCCAGTCGTTGACAATCCACAGGCCACTATTTCCAGCAATTCCGTCAGGGATAGTGCGGTAATCAAACGGCTCTTCTGGCTGCCAAAGCAACTGGTAAGGGAATGTCATAGTAATCTCGCCGTATTCTTCTGGACAGCCTCCATGGTTTTCTTGATACACCATCTGCGAATATAGCCTAGAAGAAATGGAAACTCCTTCCCATGCGGTATCGTCAACGAAGTCATGGTTGGACGTGTTACCGATGAACTTGCACAAAATACCGACAAGCGAAGATGCGTAGTCAGCTCCATCACGCGGGCTTGGCTTGATAGCAGCACTGTTGCCGATGAATATGTTGTTGTAGAACTCTCCACAGAACATTTGTCCACTGTACGTATATCCAGAAATCTCTACCGTATGGGATTCGGGGTACATAACGATATCGCCAGAAATGGTGCAGCCCGTAACTTGGGCCAACTTTCCAAGATACTGATTTCCCGAAATGTTGCAGTTGATTAGCTGCACGGAAGAGGCGCCCGATGTAGTCAGACTTCCAACAATGTCAGCACCGTTGAGGTATGCAGTGGAAAGTACACGGATATTCCCGCCAATAGAACCACGGCGAAGCTGCAAGCTTGTGAGAACTGGATTTCCGTTTATCGTAAGCCAGCAGTCAATCAAGTTGAGACTGTTAGCCGTGTTTGCCATTGATATCGTTCCAGAAACGTTGTGCAGTTCAGCATCACCAGCAAGCGTTACATTGTTGAACATTGCGTTCTCGGCAATGCAGTTTGCACGCAAAGTCGTGTTAGAAATCGTCTGTTCGCCTAGGTCGCCATAATTGCTATCACCTTGTTTGTTTTTAAGCAAGACATACGTGTTCGCGTCCTTGCAGTTGACAAGACGGATGTCGTTGTTGATTGAAGTCAGGTTGCCCCAGTTGTAGTCATCGGAAAAGAACTCGGTTTTCAATATGGAGTTCTGAATCAGGATTTCACCTGTTATCTGCTTGTTGCTCGTGATTACGCAGTTGTCGAGCTGCAACGAGGAGGAACCGTTCGTGATGAAGCGGACTTCCTTGTCCTTGATGACACGGGAGAAGCTGGAAGAGTCGATTACCCATCCTACACGAGCATCGCCCATGCAGTTGCCGCCAACCCAGCTGATGTTTACCCAGTCGGCGGTAAGTGTTGCACTACCGTTCTGGACGCTGGAATCGAACAGATAAGGAGTGCGCTTATGAAGCTCGTGACAGGTGATTATGGTGCCTGTGGTGCCAGTCTTGACCTGGAATCGAACCGCGTCCGAAACATAGATGTCACCCTTGATGGCGAAGGTGTTGCTTCCATCATAGAGGTAGTAGCTTACGTCGTCATTGAGTGCGGGAAACCATGCGTCAAGGCCTTCCTTGTCGATGTATGCGGCACAGTTTGCAAGCTGGGATGTGTAGCTGTAATCTGTGGAATACTTGTCGTCAAGCGGGAAAATGCCAAAGTGGCGAACGTCGAAGTGAAGTTCCCTCGTGGCAAGTTTCCATCTACCCCTTCCTGGGATATGGTTGGACATGATTGTCGCACCGCCATCGTCAGAATCGAGTGATGCGGAATCCCACACATAGAGAACTGGACTCGTATCGCCTGCGTTGTAGTAGCCATATAGCCACATGAGCTTAGCACCGTTCACTGTAGTGACATCGTCGGGGTTTACCGCCCGCAAGTCCGTCATCGTAGAGACACCTTTGGCAGTGTCAGAAGTGATGTCGATAGCAGATGTCGGGTCCATGTTGTCCGAACTGTACTGGTAGGCCCACCTGGAAGGGTCATAGTCCTCGCCAGGCCAATGCATCATGTCACCAGTGCCTATGTACTTGTAGAAGTATGCACTGACGTTGGCATCGTTTTCGATGAAAACCTGATACTCCGTACGTCCAAGCAAGTCGGTGAACTCTGGGTTTCTGATTGCTATGTCGTCAGAGTTGTAGATTGTCACGTTGTCAGTTGTCCCCTTGCGGCAAAAACGGACCTTGCCGTGAAGCAGGTTTCCTTCGTTGTCAAGGTATGAATTCCAGTTGTCGAATGCTCGCATGCTCTCCTCCTAGTATGAACTTGAATAGGAAGTGGTGGGTTGCGGGTTTGAAACCTCGCTTGGGTGACGCCATCCCTTCACTTCCAAATTATCTGCGATGAGCTTGTACACCCTTGGATTCTGTTTGTAGATGTCCTCAGGAAGCCCATCGAGTCCGTACTGCATCACGTTGAGTATCGCGTCTGCGTTCTTCTTTCTAGTGTCAGGAGACAGCTTTGAATTTGCAGTCAGCGGACGCATCTTTATCATGACGCGATTCCATAAAGCATCCTCGCGCTTCTTGTCGAAGTCTGAAACGTTGCCGACAACACCGTCGCGAGCAAGAGCGTTGAACACTGCGTCAGCGGTGACATCACGTGCATTTTCGCGGAATGCCGTCTTGGACGGGTCCAGCTTGCGTCTCAACAGTTCGTCCTTCTGAATCTGTTCGAGGACGGCAGGGTTACGTGAGAGATAGTTCTTGTCGTCGATTGCCTTATTAGGTGCAAACGAAATTCCACCCTTGGCGTATTCCTCAAAATCAAGTTGCCTATTTAACCCGTCGTCGTACTTGTAGTCGAGCGGTTTAAGCTTTCCCCCTGCACTAAACGAGTAGTTGGCACCAGGATATACCAGGTTGCCATCGTTCGTCAAGTAAGAACGGGGAACAACGCGGCCATCGTCCAACATGAGCAAGCTTGGGTATGGACTGTTTTCGTTTTCCTTGCGATACACGTTTTCTATGGCGTCGCCTTTATACTTTGCCTGGGCATCTTCCGCATCACTGATGCGCTTCTCATACGTCTTGGTTATTTCATATGGGTCGGACGTTCCGAGTTGACCAGTCTTGCCGTATTTATCAGCATCGCTCAGCATTTTATTGACTGCTTCATCGGCGCTCACTGCTTTCCTGTAATCATCGCGTACTTTTTTGGACTTTGCAATACGGTCTGCCTCTGATGTCAGTATCTTGAAGTTTTCCGCATTAATCAGGTCGTCCGTGCTCGCTAGGCCGTTGCTGATGTCGTCATCATCCCTGAGCGTCACGTTCTCGCGTTTCTTGGCCAGTTCTGCCTTCCTGTCCAACATAGCCTGACGGCGCTTGATTAGGTCGTCGGTCTTCTCTCCGATGCTCTCGAACATCTTTACGCCTTCACGGAATGCACCGCCACCGACCTCGTTACCGAGGCCCTGTTCCAGCATGTTCTTGCCGACCATAGCTGCACCCTTGACGGTTCCCTTTGCACCAGCGATGGCACCAGCCTGTGCAACCATTTTAGGAAGGTCAAATTCGCTCCTAGGGTTCAGACCGCTTGTTTCGACCCCAGCCACATCTGGATTGTAGAGAACGCCAGCGTCGATAGCCTGTGTCAATGCAGGGACTGCAAACTGGTCTGCAACGAGGGATGCACCCTGTCCAATCATTGAGCCTGCAGCACTGTTGGCAACCTTTCCCACACCAGGGATTTTTGCAACAATCCGTCCACCCTTGCCGACAAGTCCTACACCAGGGATGAAGTTAAGTCCGAGTTCGGCCATGTCGCCAGTAACGTCCTGCCAGGTGATTTCCCTTCCAGCAAGCTGGGCTTCCTTGATACGTGGGGATGCTGCACCCTTCAATGCTGAAACGAACCACGAAATGGGTTGCAACTCGTTGTTGGGGCCATATCCTTCAATCTGGTTCTGACGCTGGTATGCATTGCCAGTTCGCTCGATGTCGCGAGCCATGTCATCAGCTGAGTCATAACCGAGAGACAATGCTGCAAGAGTCCTATCTTCCTCAGACATATTGCCCCAGTAGGCGGAATTGTTCGGGTTTGAAAATGCCGAACGGTCATTGTCGTTGTATTCACCGTTGTCAGAACCAGTGACACCGAGAGCACCCATGAAGTCGTCAAGTGTCTTCATAGGTTTTCCCTTAGGGTCAAGCTTCTTGTCACCCTTGAAGATGGAAAGACCGTTATTGCGGAGGTCGTTGTACTGTTTAAGGAACGCCTTGTCTTCCTGTCTCGGCTTTAATGAAATATTGTCGATTTTGAGCACGTCACGGAGCGCCTTGTCATTCTCAGCAACCCACAGGGAGAAAGAATCCTCGTCAAGGTCCTTTGCATCCCAGTAGAGGTTGTCAGCGACTTCGTCTCCATTAAGTCCGAGCTTCTGCAAACGTTCTAGTATCTTTTCCATAGTCAACTCCTATTCACCAGCTGCAACGCCGATTGCGGCGTCAAGATACTTGTGCATGGCGCCAGCATCCTTTGCTGCTTTCAACCACTTGTAACCCTTTGCTACAAGCTGTCCTTTTGTCATCAGTCCATCGAGAGCCTTCTGGTAATCGTCCTTGGTAAGCTTGGTTCCCTGGCCGCCCTTTCCCCTCGGCTTTGCATAGTCCCTGACCTTTTTTTCGAGGTCGGCAAGCTTTGTCTTCCTTGTGTTTTTCTGCTCGGTTGAAAGCGGTGATGCATCGACATCCTTCTTTGCCTGCTCGATATTGGCAAGCCATTTCTGGACGTTTGCAAGCTTCGTCTTCTTGTCAACGTTGACGTTGTCCACGACGATGTCCTTGTCGAGGAGTTCCAAGGAGCCGTCGAGCTTCTTGATTGCATCGGCGTCGGCAAGGTCCTTCTCGAAATCGTGTCCGTAATCAACGTCTTTAACATCGGATTCCAGCTTCTGTTCGTCACCTTGGGCGACACCCAGGGTCTTCATCATCTTGTCCCTGAGGATGTCGTTCTCGCGTGAAACACGGTCGAACTTGGCCTTTGCCCTCTTGATGTCGGTCATGGCACGGTTCATTGCGGGACCGTCGCTGTTGCCCTTTGCCTCGTTGTATGCGTTCTGTGCTGCTGCAAGGTCATACTTGGCAACTTCGAGGTCGATTCCGTTCTGCTTCCATGCAGTCTGCAAGTTGCTTTCACGGGTTGCAGCCTCGGTAGCCTTGCGCATGTCGGCGTTCATCTTCTCTGTGCGCTTCTGCTGACGGTAGTTCGTGAGAACTGACGGGTCGGCATCGTACAGGAACTTGTATCTGCCCATTGCATCCTCTATGTCGTCTGAATCAAGCTTTGCACGGAGTTCGGCAAGTTCCCTGTCAATCTCGGCGATACGGGCACCGTTCGGGTTTTCAACCATGTCGCCATACATGGGGCGCCTAGGGTCAGGACCATACTGGATACCAGCCCTCATCTTGTCTCCGAGGGCCTTTCCGTATACGGCATATTCGCCAGCGTTTGCGATGGCGTCGTCAATGAATGATGTTGCGGACATTAGAATACCCCCTTCAATTTGTCGTCGCTGTACTGGTGCGGCATAAGGTTCCAGTCAAGACCGTTCATAATCGCGTCGAAATTGCGGCTGGAACCTGCGTAATCCTGTCCAGATGCGAGGCGTTCCCTTTCTGCAAGGAGTTCGTCGATTCGCTTCTGGATTGCGTCCTTGTTGTCAAGGATGTTCTTCCTCTGTTGCCACTTGTAGGCATCGACACCGCCCTTTGCCAGGTTTCCGATTCCTTCCATCATCTGCTTGTTCTCGTCGGCTGTGCGCTGGTCACGATACTTGGCCGCATTCATGAAAGTGTCGATAAAGGATGTAGATGGTGCTGTATAGATGGACATTTTGTTTCCCCCTTAAATCATCAGGCCCATGTTGGCAAGTTGAAGGTTGGCATTGTTGCGGTTCTGCTTCGATGCAATCTGGTCACTGAAGTAATTTTGCTGCTGTTGCGTGTAGTCGTTTGCCAATGTACCGAGGTTGTTCATCTGTGTATCAGTAGCCGCTTTCAGCTGGTTCAGACGCTGTTGCATACGGTCGATGTTGCCGCTCCATTCCGAATAGGTCTGGGCGCGGTCGGTGTTGTACTGCTGCAATGCGGTCTTGTAGAGTTCGTCATCCTTCTGTGCGACAGCTTCGGCAATGGCGTTTGCGGCACCAGTGCCCCTGCCAACACCAGCGCCAGCTGCACTGTGTTGAACCTTGTCGGTCGTGTCCTTGATTATCTTGTCGTAATACGGGTTGACAAAATCGTCAACAGACTTGTCCCAGGTCTTCGAGAAGTCGTAAAGATTTTCGTCGAACTTGCCATTCTCCTTGTCGTAACCGTAGATGAACGAACTTGGGTCATAGTCTTGTATTGCCTTCCGATATGCCTCCACGTCCTCCTTGGTCCCAAGGAAGTTCTCAGGGGTTGTGTAGAAGTCCTCCATCAGCTGGTCAATCTCGTCCTGCGTAAGGTTGAACTGAGCCTTTGCGTTGTCGATGATTTTCTGCTTGCGCTCTGCATCATCCTCTTCCGAAAGCGATGTGAAGATACCGCCAAGTGCGCCTAGAACACCTCCTGCGAGAGCACCCCAGGGTCCAGCGGCTGAACCCATTGCGGCACCAGTTCCAGCTCCTCCAATAATGTTACCGCCCCAATTTGCCATAAAATATTCCTCCTACTACCAAATTATGCTTTTAGCCTGAATGAACCCTGTGCGGTTTCACCCTCGGCAAGTGAAAAAGTCAAGTGTGAATTGTCGCACCTTACCGTTCTAACCCCGTTGTCAGAAAGCACCATCAGGTGCCACGCAAATGCGTTCTCTGGGAGCTTTTCATCAAAGTTCAAAGGACCTACCGCATTTACGAAAACAACGTCCTTGACGCACGTGAAATAGATATTCTTGCGGCCATCGAGACCATAGGTTCCTTCAAGTGCCTGTGCAACATAGTCGGGTGCAGAAAACTGAGTTATGTTAACTGTCTTAATCATTGCTTCTCCTAGAATATGTTGCAGGGTGCCGCATTAATCTTTGCCGAGACGATTGTGAAATCCACTGGGTCTGAACACGAGATTTCAATCGTGAGGTAACGGCACAGTCCCAAATTCCACCAGGTAGTCTGATGGTCATAACGACCAATTGCACCCATGGTTCCAACCTCCATATCCGTCCAGTCGTTGCCATCGGTCGAATACCTCATCATAACCCTAGGGTCAAGCTCTGGGTCATCAATCTGGCCGTTGTTGAGCGTTATGTTTACAGCATCCACAAAGAACGGGGAGTTGTCGGAATAGATTGCACCACCACGTCTTAAACGGACGATGCAGAGGCCATCCCATTCCGTGTACTTCCCATTGTCAAGATAGACGAGTGCATCTGAATCGAACTCGCCAAAGAAAATCTTGTTATAGGCGAATGTCGCATACTGGGGACGCCAAATGCCGTGTTCATATGATTCACGTGCATGCCACTCCTTTTCGGTCATGTCGTATACGAGAGTCACCTTGTCGGTCCTGAACGTGATTGCATAGAACAGGTGCTGGTTTTCCTCCCAGAACTGTCCTACCGCATCCTCTGGGAACTTCATCTTGGAAATCTGGCGTTCAATCGAGATGGTCGAAACACGTGTCTTCTGGTTCCCCTCCATGATGTAAATGCCGTTCTGTCCCACGTCGGAACTGGCAAGCCAAGCCGTGTAAGGGCCGCATGTTGCCAACGAATCTGGGGCACGTATGCCAATTGATTCGGCAGCGTTGTCAGGAGAGACGAACGGCTTATTGATGTCGTCTCGATAGCTGAAACACTGTATCGACCTCGGCCCGAACGTGTACATGAAGCTACCGTTTGAGCAGAGTGCCGTTATGTTGTCTGGGTTCCATTCAGCATATGTCACGAATCCGTAACCACCATATGGGCCGTTTACGTCAGCGTAAAACACGTCGTAGATGATGTTGTCGTTATCATCTGTGGTTTCAAACGGATACTGAATCGAGGTATAAAACGCATCGCTACCGACATCGTTGATAATCAAGTAGCCATAGAGATATGCCACGTGACTTGGCTGTATCTTTTGTGTATGCGTCTTGTCGCCAACACGTGTAGGCAACGGGATTGAACGCCAGTCCTGGGCCATGTAGGAGTCAGACAGGGTTGTATCTACTGCGAATACAGATGCACCGTCAACCACAACCAAGTGAGGATGGGCCGAGCCTTCGCCACCAGTTTCTGCAAAGTGGACGGGTTCAGCCAAAGCGTTAGAAACCTGTCCGATTCGACGCTTGGTGAAACCGTTGCTGGTCTCGCGGATTACATACACGGATGAACCCCAGCAGCCGAAAAGCACTGGGTTTCCATCGTTTCCACGGGATGCACGGAACATGCCACGGCAAGGGCCTTCCTGGATGTGTAGGGCAAGTGAATTTCCCTTGATTCCGAGAAGCACCTTGTTTGTGGTTGACTGTTCGGAATCGACCGTCTCTGGGTACATGTTCTGAGTGAAGGAACGTGATACCTTCTCGATTTCATGCTTATGAATGCCGCCAACTATGTTCTGGATGATTCGTTGAGCCATGTGTTAAACCCCGTAGAACATGCGGCCAGAAATGAAGTCCGCACGGCTTACAGCAGCCCTTAGCTGTGTTGAGCGTGAAACATACTTGTGTGCCCTTGATGCGGTGGCAACGTTCTTTTCCATCTCGGTCAGTTCATTCTTCAAGAGATTGACCTGTTCGGTTGAAAGACGCGGGAAAGTAAGTGCAAGCTTGTGCGTCAAGGCGACGATAAAGAGTTCTGCATACTGGTCAGGAATTCTCAGTTCGTCATCGAGACCGATGGACCACTTCCTGTTATACAGCACCTTGAATTCCGTTCCCTCGTTGGGGAGCAGCTTGATTTTAAGTACAACCTGCATGTCGTTGATTGGCTGGTATGTGTAGACACCAGAACCGTCAGGATAGCCGTCGAAATCGTCAGGTGATGCATACGTGAGTTCAACGTATGAACCAAGGCCTGCATTGTCCTTCGCCCTCCAATAGACACGGTTTACCTTCTGAATGTTAGGGGCAAACAGGTCAACTGGCATGTATTCTTCCTGGTGGTCAGCGTCGATGTCGCCGAGGACATATTCACGCTTGTCAAGGGTTCCACCGCATTCTGAGATAAGAAATTGCAACAGGTTGTCATTGCTGTACTTTGCAGCAATGCCTTTGAGCAACCTAAATGCAGTCTCGGTCATATCAGCTGGTGGACTCTGACGACGACTTTTAAGGTTTGAACGGTTAAGTGCTTCTATTATGATTGAGCGGACGGTAATCATCTTGAACCTCCTTCTGTGTGGAAATTAGGGGTTGCCAACACATGATTTAAGCCGATGGTTCCAACCGTCCGTTGAAAACAAAAAAGAGGCCAGGATTGCTCCTGGCCCCACTATCGGGAGAGATAGATTTGTTTGGTCAGATTACTTCAACTTCACGAGCACGAGAGCCTGGGCACGCTTTTCGACAGTGCCACTCAGCGTGAACAAGTCGAAACGGATGTCGTTGACAAAGGTGTCCATGTCCGTTCTGCGGTTCTGGTGAATCGTCACGCGGTCAACCTGGCCCTTCTTGTAGTCCGTTCCCTGAACGTCGATGGTGTCCAAAGTTTCGAACTCATAAGAACCGTTTGCCCTCACTATTGCCGCAGCGTAGATGCCAGCAGCAGGAATCGTCACGTCGTTGGCAGAGGTAACGTTTGCACCAGCGCCAGACCATACGATGATGGAGCCGTCAGCAAGGCCAGCAACACGTGTTCCGAGCACGGATACAGGAACTTCGTCAACCTTGACTGCAACAGTGCTGTCAGTCGTTGCGATAGCCTTGTCTTCGGCAACGATGAATGCATACGGTTCAGTCGTAACGTCGCCAACAGTGTCGGTTGCAACCACGTCGCTGATGAACAGCGGAGTGCCAGCCTTGATGACAGTAGCGGCGGACGGAGATGCACCGAGCGTTACAGTGAGCACGTTCGTAGAATCATTGAAGCTTGCGAACTTAGCGCCAGTCATAGCCGTTGCGAGAACAGAAGAAATGTTCACACGCGGAATGAAGCGCTGGCTGCGGTAGTCGGCACCGTGGAAGTGACCGAGCAAGCCCTGCTTGTACATCGGAGGTGCGTCAACAGGAACGAACTGTGCGCCCTTGGAAGTGACGATTGCCTCAATCATCGGGTCACAGAAACCGTAAAGCGGTTCGGACGTGATGGAAGAAAGGTGAGCAGTTGCCATGGAAAGCGGTTCAAATTCGCCAGCGTTACCAACGAAGCAAGTTGAGCACTTGGCCACGTCGGACTTGATGGACTTCTGAAGAGCTCCCTGGATAAGTGCCTGACCGTTTGTTTCAGCCACTTCCTTGTCATACTGGGTATCGGTCGTGTTTTCGACGGCGTTAATCTTCTCGAACACGTGCCACGGCTCGATAGAAAGGTTGACAACACGTTCGACAACGTCCTTCTTTGCGCCAGCGGATGCGGCGAGGGTGTTCTCGACTTCGCCACGGTCGCGGATTACGAAACCGTAGGTCTGACCGTTGCGGTCCTTGCCGAAAATCTGGTCCCCGAAATATGCTTTCGAACCTACTGTGAAGTAGGGAGCGACCTCGGCGGCGCGGAGCGCAACCAGGCTGGTGCGGTAGTTAGGTTCAAATTGGTTTGCACTAGAAATTGCTGGTGCGGGAATGGTACGTGCGGTAGCCATAGTAATTTTCTCCAGTTAAAATGAATTGGTTTAGGCTCCCCTCGGATGCTCCATCAGATACCGATTCCAGTCGGTCTTCTTGGATTCCGTGGAAGAACCAGGGTTTGCAACCTGCGAGCCGATTATCGGCAAGCGTTGCGTTGGTTTCTGAGTTGGTTGAGTGCCCTGAGACTGCGTCTTTACACCGATTTTCCGTTGCAGTTGCAGACGGGTTTCAAGCTGCTGTAACGCGATTGCCTTGCGAATCGGGTTTCTCTTTTCCACGATGGAACGGAGAATATCTGGATTACGCATAAGCGTGCTTATCATCACAGGTGCAATCTCGCTGTCCCCGATGAACTGGTCGATTGTGCCGTCGTCGTAGTCGTTGAGGAACTTACGGAATTCGGAACCCCCGTTTCTTAGGAGTGCCCAGTAGTGTTCCTTTTCGTCATCCGAATTGAAACAATCGTTTACCTGCTGTTCGTGACGTGCCTTGGCTTCGCTCATCCTGTCGTCGGCAACCATCTTGTCTCTGGTCGCTTTCAGATTTTCGAGTTCGGCCTGTTCGCCCTGCAATGCAAACTTGTGGTCGATATATGACTTCATGTCGTTGGGGTCGAAGTCGCTCTGTTCGAGGACGCTGTACTTCTTCACCTTTTCTTCGAGTTCGGCAATTCGCTTGTTCGCAGCTTCGAGCTGTTCACGGTGCCTTGCCTTTTCACGTTGGAAAGCGTGGTTGATACGGTCCTGTTTGCTAGGCTTCTTCGTTTGCTGAGGCTTGTCCTCGGCGGTCTCGGACACTTCGGCCTTGGGGGATTCGCGGTCCTCCTTAACGTCAGAGTTCGGCTCTGGAGTCTCTTGGTTCGCCGTTTGCTCTCCAGTGGCAGCGGCGCCTTCGGTCGGTGCAGTTTCGTCAGGTTGCGAGGCTGATTCCCCATGCTCCTTCTTCAGGTATTCCATGGCTTCTTCCGTAGTCATGTGTTCTCTCTCCTCCGCGAAATTTGTTGTCCGCGTCGTGTTCGCGGCTTGTTCGAAATGAAATTAGTGCGGTTGTTTTTTCGCCTATTTTTTCACACAAAGAAATTAGGGTTAGCCCTTCGGTAGATACGTGTGTCGCGTTCCCCATTCACCAGTCCAGCTGTTTACAGCATGTCCGATTGACGGGGCCGTTACAAGCGCTTGTAACACCTTGGAAGCCTGTACTGGGTCGGGACTACCTTCGTATTGATATTCCTTGTTGGGGTTGCTTCCAAAGACAACGTAAATGTCCCCGTTAGAACCGATACGGGCACGCTTCACACAGGATGAAGACGGTGTCACTGGAAGACGAGGGTCCTTGTCGTTCCACCACTTTGGTAGGTTTTCCTCGTTCCTTACGCCAAGTCTTGCAGCACGGTCCTTTGAAATGTTCGGGTCGTTCATGTACTTGTTCAAAGCTTCGCTATGTTCAAGTTCTGATTGACGGATGAATGCTTCGAGGTTTTCGGGAGTGCGGACAAGCATCGCGTTGTTCTGAGCAGGGCCTGGAACATAGATGACACCAGCGTCAAAATCAATCGGGTTTGAAACCATTTCACGAGCAAGTGCCTCGGCTGCACCGATTGAAGTCGGGTTGATTCCACCGTCGTTACGTTCGCCTTCCTTGACCCATACACGTCCACCTGGCCTAGCAGCGAAACCAGGGCCGAAGTTGACACCGTCATAACCGCCTGTTGCGCCACGGATGGCACCGCCTAGGGCCATGCGTCCGAGGGTGCCAAGTGCTTCCGCTTCTTCACGTGATAGAGCCATTAGATACCTCCTCCGAGCATACGGTTGTTCTCAGCGATGGTTTCCTCCATCCTGTCCTGGGCCTCGATTGCGACACGTTGGCCTTCAAGGTCGAGCTTCTGCAAGTCAACATTCTGCTTGCCCTCGGCCTTTGCAGCTTCAAGTTGTAGCTGTGCCTGTTTGTTCTGCTGGTCGAGAAGAGCCTTGTTCCAGTCGAGCTGTCTGTCTTCACGCTTGTTTGCAAGCTCTGCGAAGAGCGAGTCGATTTGTCGTTTGAGGTCGGCATTTTCCTGCTTGGTCGATTCAAGTTCGTCCATGGCCTGGTTCGCCAACATTTGCATCTGCTTGATTTCATGGATTGCATATGCGTCAAGGTCCTGGTTTGTAACCAGCTTGATTGTCGGGTCCATGTTTGCGATGATGTCCTTTGCAAGGGCCTTTGCATCGTCGGTCGAAAGCGTGTCTGCGTAATACTTGGCAAGAATCGGCTTCAACTGCTCAGGAAGCAATGTCGCCATCACTTGGAGTTCCTGACGGCGTTTCATGTTCGCCGTGATGACATCTGGTCCAGCTTGAAGCGAGAACTTGATTCTTTCACCACCGTTGAGCATTTCGATGACGCACATCCATATTGCCCTCATTGCCTCGTAGCAGTGGGCATAGAGGGAAGCTACGTTTGATTCACGGTTTGCGGCCTGTTCAAGCACTTCAAC